AGTAATGTTCCACGACATAGAGCCTCCATAACTGATAGGTCAGTAAGAGTTAATACTCTCTCTCCTAGTGTTAGTGAGTCGTTGTCATTCCAATCACAGTTAGCAGCCTGAATAACGCCAGTAGACGAAAGGCTTGAAATTACGGCTTTGTTTTGAATACCGTCGATTTGTCGCACGAAACCTTGTGTTAAGGTATTGGCGAGTTTAAGAGCAGGAGCTACAAACGGAGCTGCGTGTACTCCTGCGTAAGTTGTAGCAGGTGAAACAGTTGGGTTAGCGAACTCTCTGCGCTTTTTAGTTAGTGAACGTGAATAGCTCATTATTTACTTAAATTTTTATTAATCATATTAAATGCCTGACTTGTAGCTTTACTCATTGTAGTATTGCTTTCCTCAGTTACCTCTCCATAAGGAGCGTTTCTGAGTGGCTTGGTTGCAGGCGACTGACCAAACTCACGAAGCTGCTTACGCAGCTCAATGTTCTGACGGCGTAGACGGCTTAACATACGAGCCTCACGACCTTCTTTGTTAAATTGCTTACGACCTCTTGAACGTCTTAAACTTCTGCGTCCGTGACGCTGGCGAGAGGCTTCCACCTTCTCTGTTGTTTCTGTGGTTTCTGTACTCACTTCTTCTGTTATTTCGCCTTCGCTTGCTTCAATTAAATCCATTGCCATTTGATGCACAGCTTCAGCTTGTTCTGCCGAAAGCCCCATTTCGACTAAAATATTTACAAATGTTTCGTGGGAGTCTGGGGCTGACTCCTCTACTGTAGTTTCTTCGACTTTCTCTTCTACTACTTCTTCTTCAAATTTATACTTACTCATACTTATATATATAAAGGTGTTTATTCACCTGTTTTTTTAATAACCAAATTCGGCTTTTATTTTTATTTTCTTAATTCAATATTTACCTGAACTGCTAGATTACTTATTGGTTTTAAAGGGCTTATTTCTACGTCTCTATATATTCCTACCTCTATTAAAGCGTCCTCTAAATCATATTCAAATTGTAACATATCAAAGTCATCGTCTCTTTCGATAATAGAAATGTAGCCGTGTAAAATAACCCATATTTCATTACGATAACTTTCGTCTCTAATTGTTGTGTCTTCAGTATTATATCCAAAGTCCTCTAATATGTCTAATACTGTTTGTAGAGACTTTACTGCGTTTAATTTAATATCCATAATCGGCTTCGTCAATAATTTCCATAAATAATTGTCCGTCTATAGTACGGAGTGTTTCTGGGGCATACTTCTGGAATAGTAAGCGTACCCTCTCGTAGTCTTCATCGTAAATAGCGTCTTCAATCTGTCCTGCTACTGCTAAGAATCTAGTGTCGTAATCGTAGTCGTATGCGAACTCTTCTAGCATAACGATTAACTCCTCTTGTGCTGAGTTAGTCCATACGTCCCATATTCTATTTATTAGACCCATATTCTTTTTATTAGAAGTTGTCCATTATCTTTTCTTCTAGCTGCTCTTTTACGTGGCGTTCAATCTCATACCAATCAATTAGAGATAATGCTCCACCCATTAAGTCTGACTCAATACCGCTTCGTGGCATTTCAATAATGTCCTCAAACATCGATTGTAAGTCTCTTGAGTCTACATCGTCTGGTTTTTCTTCATTATCAAAGTATACATCTACAAAGTATTCAATGTACTCCCATACTGATATTAACCATGTCTCACGATTTGCCCAGCCGTTGTAGCCTAGCTCTGTTTTTTTATTATTCATTATCTTAAAATATTGCTTCTTGCAAAGCGTCTAGTAAATCAAACTCTATTCCGTAGCCGTACTCTTTGTAGGCTAACTCTTGTGCTTTAAAAAGCAGGTCTGCTGCTTTGTATTTGTCTCCGTCGGCTAGGGTGTCAGAAGCCTCGAACATTAAGTCTAAAAGCTCTCCTGAAGCCCCTATTTCGTCCATAGCAATATCCATGATAACTATGTATAGCTCCCATGTACCGAGATAATCTTGTACTATTCTTTCTGCACTCATTAGTCGTTAGAATATACGTTAGCGTAAACATCATCAATCCACTCCCACCACATACCATAAGCGTTCATTACGTCTTGTAATTCTTCGCTTCCTAATATACTAAAATCTGTGCTAGACCAATAAGAAGCGTGGTCGCTGTCTCCTACAGCCATCATAAATAATGCTCTAGGATTATTGCTCTCAATTACTTCTATACCAAGCCTTTCTAACTCTCGGATAGCTTGTTCTTCTCTGTTTAATTTATATCTCATTTTAATTTTTTTTAGTATTGCTTAGTAACTGTCAATTACATCTGCAAGTTCGTCTAACAAATAAATTATTTCCATTTTGTCTGACGCATCAATACTTAATTCATCTAACATATTTTCAATCTGACTTAATAAGTCTTCTGCTTTCTTATTCATTTTAATTTCCGTATTTAGCTTTTATAGAACCGCAAATCTTTTCAGCAGTTTCTTTGTTTCCGTAGCGTTTCATTTGGTCAGCTATACACTCGTCCCACGGGTATGAAGCTAATTCAATATACTCTTCTTCTAAGTTGCTGAAGTTTTCGTAACTCCCAAACATCTTCTTAAATCTTCCTTTTAGTAAGGCTTTGTAGTACTTGACTTTCATTTGGTCTAGCTCTACTTTTTCCATTTCTACTTCTACCTCCTCTTCTATCTTATCCTCTACAGCCTGAACCTCTCCATCGTACTCTATAAGCACACCTTCAAATACTTCAAGCTCTATTCCTGCCTCAGTCCTATACGTTCCGTTATCTATCTCTATAGGTAGCCCTTCGTCATCTAAAGTAAAGACCTTCGCACCTGCTGTAAGAGCCTCACCATCGGTAGCTATTACTTTTCCGTTCTCTAGGTTTACCTCTGCGTAGAACTTGCGCTTAAAGAAGCCCCAGAGCTTTTTAACTATGTCGGACATATTAGAGCGTTTTACCTTAGTAGACATTTCCTGTACTGAATCAACAAAGTAACCCTCTATAGAAAACCCACGAATAGAACCCTCCTTTACAGCTTCCCACATCTCATCGTTTCCTACGTGAACCCTTACCATCCAAGTACCTTCAGGCATACTCATACCGTAGTGCTTAGACTTATCCATTTCTGGGTCTTCTACTATCCAAGACTCTACTACGCTTACCCCGTCCACCTTTTCTTGGTGTTCAAATGTATGCTCGTTAGTACGGTTAGATTTTAGGAATAACTCAGAAGCTAGTTTAACAGTATCTTGAGAAAAATAAACGTCATACTCTTCGTCACTCATTTCATCGTAACGTGGTATGTTCTTATCTGGAATAAGAGCCGCCCCTATTAGGGTGCGTTTCTCCTCGTCTATAGCTGCTAGACTTAAAGCCTTTTGCTTCTTTTCTTTTGAGAAAAAGATAAAGTTCTCCTCTATTGCAGGAAACTTCACAAGGCTAATAGCCTCGACCCCGAAAGCGTCTTGGTCTTCTTCTATAAGTAGTTCTACTAATTTTCTGTTAGCCATTTTCTTTAGTCTATATTAAAAGCTACTAATCCATAATATGTTCGCATACCCCAATTATCTTCGTCATAATCCCAATCTATTCTTTCCATTTTTATACCTAGTTCTCGGACTAAATATTGTGCTTCTTTTTCAAAATCATCAGGTATTGTTGTTTGCACCCTATACTCTACCCAACCCCCTTGTTCAAAGTTGGGTTCCCAATCAGTCGACCACTTGTCTAAGAAATCTTCTATGTCTGCTCTTTTCCAATCTGTATCTAATCTCATCTTTAAGTTGTTTTAGTATTCTCTATTAGGGTAAACTTCCCAAATTGGGTCAGAGTTATTTGGAAACTCTTGCTCACATACAAAAATTCGGTAACCATTTATACCTCCTTGTGGGTCTTCAAAACTAATAAAAACGCTATTGATATATTGAACCGAATCGTCATAACCAACATCATATAGAGTTTCTTCTATTTCTCGCCTATTAGTTATTAGCTCGTAGTCGTTTCCTAAATCTCTTACTGTATTCATCTTTAAGTTGTTTTAATATCCTTTTTCAGAAAATATAAGACTTACTTCGTCTTCAATATCTTCCATATTATCCTCCCAAGAACTCTCGTACATAAATGCAAGTTCTGACAAAATACTCTCGTCTATCCTTTCACCAAACCTACCTTCGACTGCATCACTTATGTCGTTGTCATTATCATTAAAGATAAAGTATGCTATAAGTTGTGTCGCTAAAGGGTAGGCTCTTTGATACTTATCGTATAAGTCACCTACCGTATCTACTCTGTAAAATTTATATTCCATCTTTAAGTTGTTTTAGTA